ATGACAGTTGTTTTTTTATGGACATCGCTGATTGCGCTGGTGGTCACTTTGATACTATGTGTCTGGGCAATGCGGAAAGCATCCGGCTCTTACCGAATTCTCTTTCTCTTTGATGCCATTGTGCTGGTGATAAATATCGGAGTGGTGGGTTTTGCAATCTGGTGGCTATATAACATGCGGTAATATGAGAGATATGAAAATGACAGATTTCCCGACATATCCTTGGGAGACCCTTGACGTGTATCAGGACAACAGAAACATATGAATATTCCTGCTTTTAAGTATTAGCTCCGGATACATGGCTACCGTTTGGAGTGGTTCGGTACTGGAACCAAAAACAATCCAATCAAGATTAAATCAAGAAAAAGAAATAAATAACCATGAATAGTGACAGACAGAAGATATTAACTGATTATATTTCTTACATATACACGACCGGAAGGACTTATGATACTGTCGGGAAATATATCAAGCATGTCACGGATTTTTTAGAGGTGACCAAGGAAGTGAACCGCCGTGGTTATCTGGCTTATAAGCGTGAAAACGCTGATGTCATGGTGCGTCATTCATTAATGTGTTCGGCCATTTGTGATTTATTGTCTTATCTTAAAATCGGATATGGTCGCAGGGAAAAGAGGGTAAAGCCATTGGAAAAGCTTGATGCCATTTCGGAGAAGAACAAGAAACAACTTCATGATTTCATTATATGGCTGACCGACAACAATGATTACTCATCTCATACAGTTGATATATATTACACATCGATGAAGAAATATTTCGAGTATGCCAATGAGGTCAATATGGATAATTGCAGGAGGTTTATAAAAAGTCTTGAAGAAGAAAAATTATCTCCTGCTACCATCCGTTTGCGGATTACGGCAATCGAGAAATTTTCTAAATGGTTGAAAAAGCCTATTGAGCTGAAGCGTCCCAAAATAAAGCGTAAACTGGATGTAAACAATGTACCTACCGAAGATGAATACAACCGGCTGTTGGAATATCTCAAGGCAAAAAACAACAAGGATTACTATTTCTTCATTAAGGTTTTGGGAACAACGGGCGCCCGTCTGTCGGAATTTCAACAGTTTACATGGGAGGATATAATTAGCGGTGAGGTTACATTGAAAGGTAAAGGGAACAAGTACAGACGTTTTTTCTTCCAAAAGCAATTGCAGCAGGAAGCTAAGGCTTATGCTAAGGAGCATGGGAAAACGGGGTTGTTTGCCGTGGGAAAATTTGGACCGTTTACACAACGGGGCTTTTCTCAGCACTTGAAAGCATGGGGAAAACATTGCGGTATTGATTCAAGGAAGATGCACGCGCACGCTTTCCGGCATTTCTTTGCCAAAATGTTTTTGAAAAAAAACAAAGATGTTATTCAACTGGCCGACCTTCTCGGTCATGGGAGTGTAGACACAACAAGAATTTATTTACAAAAGAGTTATGACGAACAAAAAAGAGATTTTAATCGAAACGTTACATGGTAGTGTAGCGCAACTCAATGAATTATCATCCATGACCGAAGGGATAGACATCTATGATGCCACCGGACATGTTGATACAAAATTTCTCATGGAAGCGCTATCCTGCGTCAATGCCTTCATGGACGCGAGCAATACGGTTGTTCAAAAAATATCTTCACTGTTAGCTCCGGATGCTCCAACGGACGAAAAGAAAAAACAGGCTGATGAAGGTAAGGAATGGAATGTAGAAGAGATACTGAAGCATTGCACTCTTGAAGATAACGTACTCAAACTTCCGGCGGTGCAGTTCAACAGAAAGTCTTATGCCGAGGCCAAGAAATGGATTGAGGAAGCCGGCGGTTCCTGGCAAGGTGGCAAGATGCAGGGCTTCACATTCCCGTTCAATCCGAAACGTGTGTTCTCCATACTGAAAGAAGGCAAACGATGCAATCTTCAGCAGGAATACCAGTTTTTTGAGACTCCGGCTGAGGTGGCAGACTGGCTGGTAATGCTGGCAGGCGGCATAGATAAGAATGATACGGTACTTGAACCGAGTGCCGGGCGTGGAGCTCTTATTAAAGCCATTCATAGAAACTGCCCTTCCGTGATAGTGGAATGCTATGAACTGATGCCGGAAAACAGAGAATTCCTCCACACATTGGATAACGTGATATTGCTTGATGAAGATTTTACGAAAGATAGTGTAGGCAGTTATACTAAGATTATTGCAAATCCTCCGTTTTCCGGTAATCAGGACATAGAGCATGTCAGATTTATGTATGAACGTTTGGAAGAAGGCGGTACGCTTGCGGCAATAACCAGCCAACATTGGAAATTCTCATCGGAAAAAAAATGTGTAGACTTTCGTAAGTGGCTGGAAGAGGTACATGGAGAAGTGTTTGAGATAGGTGCCGGTGAGTTTAAAGAGAGCGGGACATCCATCGGGACAGTGGCGGTAGTGATAAAGAAACAATACAAAACAAATCAGTAATGAATAAAAAAGAAATATCAATGAAGAAAGGTCAGAAGGTGCGCATCCTGCGTACCAATCAGGTAGCGACAATCGTCGAAGTGGAATTGATTCGTAAAGGTGGCAAGGTACATCGGTACTGCCATCTGAAGACAGATGAAAAGTCATATTTGTGGTTGGATGCCTCAGAACTGGGGAGTGTGGTGGAGGAAGTGAAGGTCTCGGTAGTTGATGACCGGAACCGGGAGCTGCACTTGGCTATATGCCATGACTACTCCAAGGATAATATGAAGGTGCATCTTACCGGCAAGAATCCGGATAATCTGAAGGAAGATTCCGGACTATATGCGAGACTGATGAACTTGTTCATTGGGAGCCTGAAGGAAACGCGGGAACTGTAGGAGCGGATAACGTCCTTGATAACTCTCCTATAAAACAATTCCTTTGTACCCTTCAATGTTTAAAACATGGACTTGCTTCAATATCTTCCGGACGATAGTCGATCCTGGATTCAGTCTTATATAGAGCTGGTAGGAATGGAGAGGTTGACGGAATACTATGACAAAGTATTCATCGATCTGTACGAGATGCTGCCCGGTGAATCTTTCCGGGTACTTGAAAAGGTCAGTCCGGAGAACTATGGCCTTTTCATGAAATGCGTGTATTCATGCTTGTGTGAGTTTGACTTGTATGATATATGCAGCTATTATATCGAAGAACAAGGTACTGTCATCCTTAGAAGGTAGTACCCGAATATAATATACAATGATAGACGAAAGAATCATAGAACAAATCTTAGACCGTGCTGATATTGTGGATGTAATATCCGGTTACGTCGATCTGAAGAAGAAAGGAGTAAATTACCAGGCGTGCTGCCCTTTCCATAAGGAGAAGACCCCCAGTTTCTTCGTGAGCCCGGCACGCGGCACCTGGCACTGTTTCGGATGTGGCAAGGGCGGCAACGCCGTCGGTTTTTTGATGGAGCACGAGACGATGAGCTATCCGGAGGCCGTCAGGCACCTCGGCAAGAAATACGGCATAACCGTCGAGGAAGAGAGGCTGACTCCCGAGCAGGAACAGGCACGCATGAAGCGCGAGTCGATGTTCGTAATCAACCAGCGGTGCGCGGAGCATTTCCGCCAGAATCTGCTGGACCCGGCCAACAAGGCTGCCGCCGAATATGTCAAGGGGCGCTGGGGGCTGGAGTATGCCGAAGAGACGGGCATTGGGTTTGCGCCCGACAAATGGGATGATTTGTTGAACTTCGCGCAATCGGCTGGTCTTTCCATAAACTTGATGAAGGAGATGGGGTTGCTATCGGACAACAAGGAAAAGGCTAAAGAAAGGGGGACGGAGATTAGGACTTTCGATGGTTACCGTAACCGCATAGTTATTCCCATACGCGACCGTTTTCGACGGATTATAGGCTTTACCGCACGTGACATGTCCGGTGAGAAGGTGGCCAAGTATATCAATTCGGCTGAAAATGAAATCTACCATAAACGTGATTCAATTTTCGGAATTGATACGGCCATACGCCAGGCTGCCAAAGAAGATAAATTCTATTTGGTGGAAGGGGCGCCCGATGCGATGCAGCTTCAGCGTATTCGTGTCAACAACGCTGTTGCCCCTCTTGGAGGCGATTGGACTGAAAGCCAGATGGAGCAACTGAAGAAGTACGCCACTAAAGTTTGCTTCCTTCCGGATGCGGACCCGCCCAACCCAGATAAAGGTGAGAAACTGGGTGCCGGCATTCGCAACGTGATGCGTAACGGATTGCAGGCGATGAAGTGTGGGTTTGGTGTATCGGTCAAAGAGATACCACTTGGGGAAGCGCAGAGCAAGAATGATCCGGATACCTACTGTACGAGCATTCAGAAGTTTCAAGAACTGAAAGAGGTAGATTTCATTCCATGGTATGCTTCATATATATTTCAAGACATCAATACCACCGAAGAGCGAAGCGATGCTGTCAGCACCATCTGCTCCATGGTGGTCATGGTGAAGGACGAAGTCAAAGAGTCCATGTACCTCAAACAGCTCCAGTCATTCTATGATGACAAGAAGTTGTGGCAAACGGCCATCAACCGGGCCAAGAAGCTTGATAAAGCCAAGCAAGTCATTAATGAGAGCAAAAAGATAGACCGTGACCTTTATCAAAAATATGGCTTCTATGAAGAATACAATGCTTACTTTGCATTGGCTGGGGACAGTGGGAAAGCTGTGCAATGGAGCAATTTCACCATGTTGCCTCTATTCCACATCAAAGATTCCCTCCTGCCCAAACGTCTCTACCGAATCAAGAACCAAAACATGCAAGAGGAAATCATAGAGATGAAACAAGAAGACCTGGTGTCATTGTCCAAGTTCAAGCAAAAGGTAGAAGGCCTCGGCAATTATATCTGGCTGGCCACTGAAAAAGAACTCACAAAGCTGAAGATGTTCCTTTACGAACAGACCGAGACTGCACTTGAGGTGACACAGCTTGGCTGGCAACGGCAGGGGTTCTTTGCCTTCGGTAACGGATGTTTTGATACGGAGTGGCATATCGCGGATGAATACGGTATCGTACGGTTGAAGAATGGCAATTTTTACCTACCGGGTTGTAGTACCATTTATCGTGATGACATCAAATTATTTCAGTTCGAACGCAGGTTTGTACACACCACGTACAACAATGTCAGCATAAGGGTGTACAGCGAACAGTTGATTCGTGTATTCGGAGACAATGCTAAGGTTGGCATCTGCTTCTTGATCGCTTCCCTTTTCCGGGATATTATTTCGGGGCAAACTAAAAGTTTTCCCATCCTTAATCTGTTTGGCCCGAAAGGTAGCGGCAAATCAGAACTCGGTCACAGCCTGATGTCGTTCTTCATCATCAATAATAATCCGCCAAACATCCAGAATGCGACTATTGCAGCCTTGGGAGATGCGGTGGCACAATGCGCCAATGCGCTGGTGCATATTGACGAGTACAAGAATTCCATCGACCTTGACAAACGGGAGTTCCTCAAAGGCTTGTGGGACGGAACCGGCCGAAGCCGCATGAACATGGACCGGGACAAGAAGCGGGAGATTACGAGCGTGGATTGCGGTGTCATCCTATCCGGTCAAGAAATGCCGACAATTGACATCGCCCTATTTTCCAGGTTGATTTACTTGACCTTCACCAAAACGGAATTCTCCACGTCTGAGAAACAGGCATTTGACCAATGCAAGTCAATACGCGACTTAGGACTGTCGCACCTTACTTTGCAGCTGTTGCGCTACCGATCAAAAATGGAGACGGATTTCACGTCCTCCTATCGCCAGTGTATGGGGGATTTGAATGAACGCTTGAAAGGCGAGAGCATAGAAGACCGCATCCAGCGGAACTGGGTCATTCCGTTGGCCGCCTTCCGCGCGCTTGAAGCGGTGCTCGACGTGCCATTTACTTACCTGGAGCTGCTGAACATCTGTGTGGACGGCATCATCCGGCAGAACCGTGAATGCAAGAGCAACAACGAACTGGCCAACTTCTGGAATGTGGTCAGTTATTTGCAGCAGGACGGTGAAATATTCTTAGAGTCGGATTTCCGCATTGATTATTTGTCTGGGCTGAAGACAAACAAGGTCAAGGACCTCGCTTTTAAGCAGCCACGCCCTATCCTGCGTATGCGCACAGACCGCATCTTCATGCTGTATAAGAAGTTCAGCAAGCAGGTGGGAGATACCGCTTTACCGACTGAATCGTTGAATTTCTACTTGGAGAACTCCAAAGAATACCTGGGGGTACAAAACTCCGTCCGTTTCAAGAACATATTGAAGGGGGTAGAAGTAACCAAAGAACTGGAGGCCGGTGGACAAAAGTATTATAAGAAAACCAGCGTGACCAAGCAGGCCCTCTGCTTCGATTACACGGAGCTGATGGCAAACTATAATATCAATCTCAACATTGATATGGGAATGCCTGACGAAGAGGAAGCAGGGCGGGATAATAAACCGCCGGAGGACAAAACTTCTCCATATAAATTTTAATGTCTATCATAGTTGTGCGGAAGCTCTTGCCTGTGAAGGTAGGGGCTTTTTTCTTGCCTTTTTGAGACAAAAAAGATGCTTTATTTTGGGGCAAAAAATGCTTCTACACTTTCTACACTTTCTACATCTTTATAAATCAGTGTTTTATGTTATAAAAAGATGCTCTACAAGCTTCTACAAATTTCTACAAAATGCTGCTTTTCTGTATTTCTTCTACAAATAGATACTTTGTAGAAGGTTTTTCTACACTTTTTCTTCTATACTAAAACCGTTATGTTGTTGATATATAGGTAATTTTATACTTTGTAGAAAGTGTAGAAGGTGTAGAGGGCAAAATGTGCCTGCTCCAATAGAAATAAAAAACAAGAGAGTGATGAATATATTAATCAATATGCGTATTTTTGTATAAAAATCAATGCTTTAAATGACGAAGAAAGACCGATTTGTGTGTTGGCTCCCTTGCAAGCCTTATGTCAAGCAATTCCTGCTGTACAATTTCAATGCCCCGGACGACACTTGGACAGAAATAGTCAATCTGTCCCCGGACAAGGAGCTGCAGAACGACTTCCTTTCCAGGCTTGCAAAACCCGGACGATACGAGAACAGATACCGGAACCTGGCACGATATACCGCCAACGTGGCGGTGGAGATACGCCGTGATGACTTCTACCGATACGGATGGGCGATGTCGAATACCGAAGTGGTGGCGTTCGGCAGTAAGGTGGAAAGACGGATCAAGCAGATGCTTTTCCTCTATCTCGACACCCATGTCAGTATCGGAATCCCACTCTCGACCGCCATCCGCAACTTTCAGAACAGCTTCGGCTTTGATGACGACACCTGGTCTTATGAGACTATCCGCAGGGAGTATAATCGGCATGGATATAGGAAAACGGTGGAGAATACCACGATTTTAGACTTTATTAACCGTATAATTTTGGGGAAGTTGTCCGAATTCGGGACAATTTCCCAGCAGGGAAAAATGGCTTATGAAAGCAATGCATTATGATTTTGAAAACGTCGGAGGATTGTTGCAGGTGATTGCCGTGCCTCCGGCCTCGTTCGTGCAAATCCGTAAGGACTATGCCGCCGGTCTGAACTATCTGGAACTCCGCAACCGGGAGGATATTGTTTCCATACCGGTATATGCCAATGACACCTATTCCTATAATGAAGACAAGGAGGTGAATGACGCGGGGGACTGCTGGAACGTTTCCATTGAAGGGGTGATTCCGAAACTTTCCCCGGCAAACCATCAGCTGATGGAGATGCTGGAGCGTGGCTTGTGGTATGTGCTGGCAGTGGACGGCAACGGGGCGGTCCATTGGTGCGGGCAGGAGGACGCACTCATGCTGTTCGCCACAAACAAGACAAGCGGACGTTCCGTGTCGGAACGGAACGGCACCTCATTCACGTTCACCTGCATCCAGGATGAACCGACCGTCTATATTGAAAACATGGAGGAAATATAACCGTACGGCTTCCTTTGCTGACACGCAACATTCTTTCAGTCAAATATTTATCTGTCCGCTGACGGTACCCAATGTCCTTGGGTACCGTTTTTTTTGCGTTTTTCTTTGCGCAAAAATAAGTTTTATGAACGAGACAGTTATCACATTATTCGGAGCGATTGACCGTTACTGGTACAACAAAAACTATCTGAAATACTTCCTTGACAAGGCCAAAGGCCAGCCCGTACGCCTGAAAATTTCCAGTTATGGCGGTGATGTGGCCGAAGCGGTCGCCATGTCCGCCTTGATGGCCGAGCACGGCAATGTGACGGTGGAGTTCATCAGCTTCAACGCTTCGGCGGCCACCATATTGGCGTTTGGCGCCAAGTCCATCGAGATGCACGAGGACGGCATGTGGCTGGCGCATAAATGCAGCCTGGGAGTGGACATCTGGGGCCAGCTCAATGCTGACCAGTTGGAGGATACCATCAAGGAACTGCAGAACAAGAAGAAGAGCGCGGAAGCCATTGACCTGATGATTGCACAGAAGTACATCAACCGTAGCGGCAAAAGCCTGAAGGAGATTATCACCCTGATGGAAGAGGAACGCTGGATGCCTGCCGCCGAAGCCAAGGAATGGGGATTCATAGACAAGATCATTCCCGGTACCCATAAAAAGCCGCAGGTGACCAATGAAATGACCGACTGCTTCACCGCGCTTGGTATACCGTTGCCGGCTATCGATTCGGAGGAGAAACCGGAACCGGAAGGCCGTGACAAAAACTTGGTCTCCCAGATTATCGACGGTATCAAAGGGCTGTTCCCTACCGGCAACAAGACTGACATTTCTAATTCAAATACAGTTATGCGTAAAGAATTTACTTTCATCAACCAGATCCTCAACAGCGAAGGCATTGAGGAAAAAGACGGCAAGATGTTGCTTACCGTAGAGAATCTGCAGGCCATCAATGACGCCGTCAAGGCCGCCAACGAAGCGAAAGCCAAAGCGGAGAAAGACCTGGCTGTCGCCAACACTGCCAAGGAGACCACCGAAAACAGTCTGACGGCAGTCGTGAATGACCTTGACAGCCTGAGTGACAGCATCAAGAATGCCGCCGACAACAAGGCCAAGGTACAAGTTATCCGTGACATTGTCGCCAAGATACCCGGAACGGGTACCGACAGCCACCGGGAAGCGAACGAAGACAACAAGTTTGCGGACATCGCCACAGACCCGATCAACAGTTTTGAGAATGAGTAACACCTAAACTATTCTATTATGGATTTTAAAGCACCTATTGACATTACCGCCGTTCTGACCGCGGTAAAAAAGCACAAGGACATCCTGAAGGCGGTCGACAAGCTCGACGCCTCGGAGGTGTTGAGACATTTCACTCCGGTACCGGGCATAACCGACTCCCTTGAACTGGGCAAGGTGGAGGGCGGAAGCATCTCCGGCAAGTACACCGGCAAATTCACTGCCGGAAAGTATCTGGGCAAGATTGTTCCCCGACGTCTGGTAGTGCGTCCCGTTGTAATGGAGATGTCCGACGAGCCTGAGCGCTACCGACGCACCTACATCGCCGAGGTTCCCGGTACACTCCGCAAGGAACACCCGTTCGAGCTGTGGCTGATCAACCACGGACATGAACTGGCATCCAATGACCTGCTGTTTGCCATTTTCACGGCAAAATACAGTGCAGATGAAGAAAAGACGGACATTCAGGACTCTTTCGACGGTATCGGTACCATTATCACCGAAGGCGAAGCTGTCGGAGACATCTCCAGTGCCGAGGGTAACGTTTATGCGACCGGTGAACTGTCCCGTGCCGATATCGGGGAGAAGCTGCTGGAAATGTGGCGCCACATGCCACGTACTTTCAAGCGCAAGAAGAACATCAAGATGTTCATTTCCGACGATCTGGGCGACATGTACGATGACTGGCGCAAGGACGAAGGCACCATTGTCATCGGACTCAAGGAGGACACTTCCGACACGCAGCACCTGCTTGGTTCCAACAACCGTTGCGAGCTGGTGCGCGTTCCGAACCTTCCCGACGGCAGCCAGTTCGTCATGCTGACCACCAAGGAGAACGTATGCTACGGCTTTGACAAGGAGAGCGACTTCAAGTCCATCAAGCCGTTCATGTCCGGCAATCCCTATACGTTCGATGCTGCGGGCAAGTATGTGATCGGTTTCCAGTTCGTGTCTGTGCACAAGTCCGAGTTCTGCGTCAACGACCGTCCGGTGGACCCGGAAGGGACCAATCCGTTCGGATACATTGAAGTGACGATTACGCCGGATGAAGCGGCCAACAACGGAGGCAAATGGCGCATCCAGGGCGAGGAAGCCTGGCGTGAGTCCGGTACATATGTGGCAGTTCCCGGTGGAAAGGAATATACCGTCGAGTTCCTGGAGGCTGCCGGATACACCACTCCTGCCGTGCAGAAGAAGACGCCCGCTGCGGGTGCAGTAGAGAAAGTGACGGGTACATACGTTGTTAAATCTTAAAAAATGGCGTGATTATGGCAGAAGTAGACCCTAAATTATGTATTGCCCTTGATGATATCAACGAGGCAATGGACTGCGAGAACCAGGACAACATGGGCGGTATCATACCGTCCGTCATCTTCGGTTATCATGCGGATGTGGCCACATGGCCGGACTACCCGAAAAAGACGGAATCCCCTCTTTCTCTTGAAGAAGCCGGTACATTGGTCGGTGACCTGGTCATGAAGGAAAGTTGCAGAGCATACAAGATGGATTTCACCGACGAGCTGGCCGAATTCAAGATTACCGACCAGGGAGAAAGCGGTGGGGAATCGTTCCTGATGGACCTGAATATAATTTCTGCCAAGATGCGGAAGAAGATATTCGGTTTTGAGAATGCGACCAAAGGGCGCAAGATGTTCTTTATCGTGACCGACAACAACGGCACGAACTACCTGATGGGTGACAAGCGGCGCGGTGCGCTCCGTGCATCGGGTGACGGCGCCACTACCGGAGCAAGCTCCACTGCCCGCAACCAGAACACCCTCCACTACACCTTTACCGCACCGCGCAAATGTGTGTATGAGGGGGATACGGAGGATATCCTGACTGTAAAAGCCGCATCAGAAGAGCCATAAGCCTTTTTTGTTCATGATTGGTTGTTCATGTCCGTCTCTCGCTCTTAGGCAGGGGCGGACATTTTGTTTTGTCCTATTCCGGCAACAAAAATCGCAATAGCTTTGCGTACATCAAAAAACAACGTACAATGTCAAAGATTACACAGAACTACATCAAGGCGCGCAGGGACGGCATCAAGTGGCTGAACTCGCAGAAACGTGATTACAGCACCGGTGTGAATATCCTGACCCGTTCAGGATATAAGGGGTTTGTCGCCGCACGTCTGGCACGCCAGGGCGAAAAGCCGCATACCCGCGAGAAGCTGGAGTATGAAATCCGGCAGATGATCAAGGTGTGGTACCATCCGGATGACCCGCGCTTTGAGGATGTGGACCTGGCAGATGATGCAATGACGGGCAATGACGGGCGTTCCGAGACGGTTCCCGAAGAGACGGCTGCCGCCATTGTCGCCGTTGCGGAGAGGGAATTGGCGCGTGAGGCGGACGAACAGCCCGCCTATCCTCCGGTGATGGCCAAAATCATCTATGACTTCCGGGAATGCTACAACGAACGTTCACGCCAGCACCGGATGCTTGCCGCACTGGGTGAGACAAACACGCAGGCTGTATGCACGCAGCGCAAGGATATTGTCGCCCGTATAGCCTTTCTCTCCAACCGCATGACACTGCTGGCTGCCATCAAAAGGCAGTTCGAGCAGGACAGGCAACTGCCGACTGAAGAGCAGCTGGACGAACTCTACAAAAAAGCGGATACCCCCGAAGAAAATCCGGAAAAGGAAGAGGACGAGACCGACATCAGTTCCCTATCCGTGGAAGAGCTGAAGAAAGCGAAATCCAATGCCAAGAGCAAGATTACCAAGGCAAGGAACATGCTGCTGTACTCTTCGGAAAGCAAACCCAAGGACGGCAAGGAGAATCCCCTTCCCGACTGCCCCAAACGCGTGAAATACGAGAAGAAGGTGGCTGCCCAGGAAGCACTGGTGGAAAGGATAGAATATCGTTTGGCAGAACTGCAATAGGTTAGGTTATGCTGGTCTGTTGCAGCGAAATTGAGAATAAGATGATGCCGGTGGATGATGCAGTAAGTCCTATGCAGGGAGACCGATACCCGACAGGCTACATCCGCCGAACGGATGCGGCAGCCTCCGGCCACGATCTGGCTGCGGAGAAGCTGCTGCATCCGGACGCCATGGGGGTGCTGGTACCCGGCAGGGACAAGCATTTCTACTCTTCAGGGGCGTTCAACCTGATCCAGTTGATTTTCTATATTCTCAGACAGACGGGACCGGCACACCTGCTGCTTACCACCTATTCCATCTCCATGGACAGCATTGCGGCGATTCACCGGAAGGTGGAAACGGGTGAGCTGTTGTCGGTGCGGTTCCTGATAGACAACCGGGTACGCAGCATATCACCCAAACCGTTCGATTATCTGGTGACCACGTTCCCGGACTGCTACCGTTGCCTCGCGCTTCATGCGAAGGTGGCGCTGCTGTATAACGAGGACTGGAAGATTACCGTAGTGGGCAGCCAGAACGCCACGCACAACCCGAAGCTGGAACGTGGAATCATCCATACCGGCAGAGATATTTTTGATTTTGACTTTAAAATGCTGAATGATGAATTTGACTCAGGAACAACGTGAGGAGATAGAGAAGATGGCCTATCGTTTGATCCCTCCGGGGCTGATAGCCATCAATATAGGTGCCGATGAGACGGACTTTCTCGCGGAACTCCGCACACCGGGCACCGAAGTCCGGACCGCCTTCTACCGGGGGCATCTTCGCCAGACGGTTGAACTCCGGGAGTCACTCATCAAGTCGGCCGTCAATGGCAGCAACCCGGCACAGCAGGAGCTTATCAAGTTCATCAAATCGCAACAGCAGTATCTTGAGTATGAATAACAACCGTCTGACGGCATCCAAAAGCAAGGCCGCACTGGAGGAGCAATCCTACGACCTTATACAGCAGCACATCATCGACCCGGAGAACAGTCCGCTGCCGGAGCATCTGCGTGTGCAGTGCAACCGGGTGCTGCAGATAGCACGCCTTTTGGATGACTATCCGAACGAGAGCCACATCATCAACATCATGCTGGCAAAATACCGTATCTCGCGTACCCAGATAAGGAAGGACATCGCCCTGGCAAAAGAACTGTTCAAGACACAGCACCAGTTCGACTGGGACTTCTGGTATGCCTGGATGATCAAGGACCAGATTCAGCTTATCCGGGATTGCAAACTCAAAGGTGATCTCAAGCAATGGAACAACGCCAAGAAAGTGCTGCATCAGATGATTGGTGAGAAGCCGGCTTCCGTCGAGGACCCGCGACGCATGGAGAAGAACGTATTCTACATCCAGATCAACAGTATGGGGCAAAAGGTGGATATTCCCCTGAATGCCGTCCGCAACCTTTCCCAGGAAGAGCAGAAGGTTCTGGTGGATTCGATGTACACGCCTATCGACGACGCACAAGCGGAAGAAATAATGAACTCATAACAGATTACCCATGAAAAAATTGACAAACAAACGACTCATCTCTTACCTGGTTGACCATAAGCACATTGATATGGTATCGGTCAGCAAGACACAGATTGTCTGTACCGTATCCGCCAGGTTCAGGCCGGAAGAGGTGCCACAGCTGCTGGCTGATACCGGGCAGGACATGCCCCGCATGACTTCCTCCGAAGGTGTGAACTACATTGTTTTCCCACGATATTGATACGGCAGAGCAATGGACGAAAACGTCTGGGAAGAGGTCATACAGGTCAATCCGGCGCAGGCGGCATTCCTCGTGATGCCGTACAAGAACGGATATGTCATCTACTCGCGTGCCACGGGTAAATCATTCATTACCGGTGCCGTGATAGATGACAACATCCGGCTGATGCCACGCGGCATCACCACACTCACCCAGGCCACCATCGGGCAGGCATTGACTAAGACCCTGCCTTCAGCTTTCAAGATGCTGGAGATGCTTGGTTATAAGCAGTGGGATCCGGTCAGCAAGACCGGTGACTATGTGGTGTGCCGCCGTCCCATCGAGGGATGGTACAAGCCATACGAGCACATCATGTCATTCGAGTACGGCATCAGCTTCAGTAACGGGCACATGCTTTATATACTCACCCAGGGCGGTAACAGCCGCGGTCCGAATGCGGACTACAACATCACCGATGAAGCGCTGACACTCGACAAGGAGAAGTTCGACCAGGAGGCGGCGCCGACCAACCGGGGTAATGAACACATCTTTGGCCGCAAGTCCGAGAATCCCGTTCTGAAGCATCACGGCAACACCTTCCTTTCCTCCATGCCTTACACGCCTGAACAGAAATGGTTGCTTGAACCGGCCAAGTATTATGAAGAAGAACGCGGCATCCGGCTGTTTGATGTCTGGAATAAGATTGTGCGGTTACAGATGCAGCTCATTGATGCAAGGATTGCGAATGATGCGGGACTGTTCAAGGAGATCTGGAACGAGACCGTCCGTCTCAGGCAAAGTATCACGCCGTTCGTTTCACGTGACGGCACGCTCTTTATCCTTGGCTCCATCTTCGACAACATCGCCAATGTGGGCATGAACTATATCCTGAACCAGTACAAGGTGATGGATAAGCTTTCCTTCATGATAGAGATCCTGAACTTCATGGTGGATAAGATTGACAGCTGCTACTATCAGTTGGATGAACGCCATATCTATTACAATGCGACCAATGACGACTATATCCGTGACTTTGCCGAAGATCATAACTACAACTGGCAACAGCTTGCCAATAACGATGACAGCCGGCGTGACCTGGACTGCAATCCCAACCAGCCGATAGAGCTGACACCCGACTGGGGTAGTGCCGCTTCATTCCTGGAAGTGGCGCAGGAGCGCAACTATGACTTCGTGACGAAGATGCTGACACGTGAGCCGGTGGACAACAACATCAACGAGTTCTTCGTCAAGCGTGATGAAGAGGATGACACCATGGTGAACGCGCTGATGGACAAGTTCTGTCACTACTACCGTAACCATATCAACAAACACCTGCATTATTACCGTGACCGTTACGGGGATGCACGCCGTGCCAACAACAAGAAGTCCTACAACGAGCTTGCCATCGAGCGTCTGGAGAAACACGGGTGGACGGTGGAACAACACACCCATGCGGGCATGGAGCCGCCGCAGCATGACAAGTACCTGCTCTGGGCTTCTATCCTGGCAGAGAAAGACGAACGGTTCCCGAAGAAGCGTTTCAACGGCTCGAAATGCAAATATACACTCATCTCCATGAACAACACGCGTGTCATCGAGGACCGCGAGGGGCGTTTTGCCAAGGATAAGCGCAGCGAGCGTAACCAGTCCATCCTTCCGGAAGAAGCCACCCACTTCGGTGATGCGGTGGATAAGCGTGTATGGACGAAGTACGGGCACCTGCTCAGGCAGGCATACGGATTCGTGGACGCACGTATCTGATTCACCTCATACACATACATCCGCAATCACAATCGCAATGCTTATGGCAGAACTCGCAACGTCCGCAATGGGAATCGCTGCACTTTAGGACAGAACGCCGTGTGCAGGACTGGCCGAGGGGCATCCTCCTTGTCATATTTCCTTGTTTCTTGCGCTTTTGGTTGCGTTTTTGGATAGGGCGCGGTCGGCAGAAACTTCCGTTTCTGTTTCCATTCGGATGGAAAGAGGGGTATTCTGTATTCATTATCAAAGAAGTATATTTCTTATAACATTCATTAACAAAGAGCACGGCGTACGCAAAATCCGTACTGAAGGAACAGGCAGGCAAATCTATTTCCTTCAGTACGGATTTTGCGCGTCTCAGCGGTAAGTAGCGGCAGCTACTTGCGTTTGTCCGCATCCATGCAGGTACCCCGGTCTTTTCCGTTTCAATAGCTAAGGTAGAGACCGTAGAGCGGTATAGTTTTCAACTATGCGTTTCAGGCTGTTTCCTTTTCTGATTGTCGCCCTTCATTTCTGTTCCCTATCACCACGCAGTTTCGCTTTTTTGTGCTGCAAAGGTAAATGTTGACGTCGCTGGTTCAAGTTCGGACTGACGTTTCATAAAAAATCTCCACCCTTCGGGTAGTATTCAGGCCGTTCCGGTTTTCTGAAAAACTTGCTCTTGCTCCTTACAACACCTTTTGATGCAGCGTAAAAAAGGCGAAACATACCGCGTAGCGACAGGCGACGCAGAAAAAAAAAGCTCCTATCAGGGAAACAGCCAAATTTGAAAAGGCTCACACCCGGAAGCTCAAGGTTCAACATAAAAATTGCAGCATTATGAAAACATTTACTTACAAACAGGCTATCGAGGTCTTGAACAAGTTTTTCAAGGGGTACAGAATATTGAAGAAGTTTGACGGGATTAGGGAGTTGAGCATTCTTTTTCGGGATGCGAACGGAAAAAAATGGGAATTACTTTCAACAGCCGACCCCTATTTTCAGACGGTAGAAGATTATGTGATTATAGAGGCGTAATATTTTAATACATAGCATCTTAATACATAGAATTATGAAAAAGGAAAGAGACGAAAAGAAAGAACGTGAAGCACGCTTGCTGAAAAGGCAGCAGTTGAAAACATTGTCGCAGTCTTTGGTTGCCCGTAGGGAGATGGGCGAATACATGGGCAATGAGGATGACACGGTAAACGGTCTGTTGCGGTTTCACTACGCCTGCAAAGGATATACCAACCTAAAGACTTTCAAGGAGTGGAAAGAGGCGGGCTACACCGTTCGCAAGGGAGAAAAAGCCCTGCTTATATGGGGAATGCCCATCACTTCGAAAGCGGAAAAACAGCGCATTGAGGAACTGAAAAAACAAGGCCGGGAAGAGGAAGCGAAAGAGGACTTTTTCCCCTTATGCTATCTCTTTGCCGAAAGCCAGGTGCACAAGTTAGAGAAGTAGGTTAACCACTATTTATAAATCATTAATTATTAACTTTTTAAAATTTACAACAATGGAAAAAGAAGTAAAAACAATCGGTCAGGAAGTAACTAAGGCAGTAGAAACCATGAAAGAGGCAGGCAAGCAGGGAAAGCAGCCCCAACAGCAACAAGAGAAAGCGGAAAAGCCCGATACCCCCAAGGGTAAGGGGAAGAGCCCTAAAAAGGACGAGGCTGCCAAATTGCAGGAGGAAATCAACCGCAAGACGAAAGAGCTGGAAAAATGTTTGGCCGAGCTGGAACGGAAGAAAGAGATTTCCCGTAACCGTACCGCATTCATCAACGCTATGGATAAGCTGGATGAAGCGGCAGGAAAGCTGAAAGAGGACAATTCTTTTGAAACGACCCTCTATAAATTGCGGTTTGCGGACGCTTCGGGCTATGGCAGTAATAGCGACATCTTTACCATTTCTAACCGTTATTTGCTGGAAGAGTTCATAAAGTTTATGAAGAAAAAAATACAGTCGAAAATCGAAGAACTGGAACAGCTTCTAATCAGTGAATAACAAACAGAATAGCCCACTTTCGGGTGGGCTACCTAATAAAATACGGATATTATGGATACTTTATTTGATAGCCCATGCCGCTACATGAGCGACAGTGAACTTTTGTACGAAATCAGTAACAACAGACAGATTGTTTCGGACATCGAACGCAGCAACGAAGTGATAGACCTTGAAAAATTGTTTTCCTCTTTGACTCCTGGGCGCAGGAGGGTAGCCGTAGCAGCCGTGGAGATATACAAGAGACAACAGTCGCAGCAGGTGGAATGCAGGCAGATATTAAGGAGTGAAGACATATACGAACTGATGGGGCCGTTGATAGGAGATTTGCCGAATGAGGAGTTTTGGGCCATATCTCTCAATCAATCTGCCAAGCTTATCAAGAAAGTACGTATATCGGTAGGCGGCATAGACCAGACTTCAGCGGATATAAGGCTGATTATGCGTGTGCTGATTGATACGGGGGCTACTCAGTTTGCAGCGGTACATAACCATCCGAGTGGTAACATCCGACCGAGCAATGAGGACAAGAGACTGACGGAGCAGCTTAAAAAGGCGGCAGGGTTATTAAATATTAGGATGATAGACCATGTAATTATAACGAATGGTGGATATTACAGTTTTGGCGATGAGGGGCTGATTTGACGGAGGGGTGCAGGGCGCACCCATTCCGTTTGCTCGCACGCTCGCAAACGAAATGGGGCCCGAAAAGCGGAATGACTGGTCGTGTGCCGTTCCTTCAACCACGGAGGGGCTTTTTTTGTCCTATGAGAGCGGATGGTTGGGTTCTATCTTTGTGACAAAAAAAGAGATATGATACGCTTTTTCACAAGATTCGTCGCCACCTATGGGTATGATTCACCGAAGGAGTTCTTTCTTTCGGTGGCTCCGAGCTTCAAGTACAACCTGCAATTTCCGGCCATCTCCTTCAGCGCCGTCACTGCCGTAGTCAGCGAATGGATAGGCATTACACCGTTCCTGGCCATGGCCATGCTCGTCGCCATTGTCTCAGAGATGTGGACGGGCATCCGGGCAAGCAAGGTCCAGGGAATAGGATTTGAAAGCTTCCGTTTCTCACGCTGCATCATCAAGCTGTGTATATGGCTGACCATCATCTATATCACCCACTCGTTCTATCTGGAAAGCAAGGCCGGAGCGGAAGAAAGCTTTGTCATGCTACTGGCCACCCTGTTCTTTTCCATTGTTAAGGTGTTCGTCATGACCTGGTTCTGCGTCGAGCACGTGACAAGCATACTGGAGAACCTGGCGGTCATCGACGGCAAGCCGAAAGACGCGCTGATCAAGCAGGTGGGAATATTGTGGGTGACAGTCACGGATAAATTCAGAAGAAAGGCCGATGAGACGGAAGGTTAGCCATATGTTGCTTTGTGCGGTTATCGCATTTCTCTCCGGCTGGGCCGGCCACTGGCTGGGTTCCCGGAAACGGAGCATTGTCCGCGTACCGGAAACGGTAGTCAGGCATGACACAATACGCCCTGCCATTCCGGAACCGGAGGTGATTGTCCGTGAGGTACCCACAGAAGTGGATACGGCGGCTATACTGGCCGACTATTTCTCGGAGAAGCATTATCTTGATACAATTATTGAACGCCCTTACCTGAAAGTGGAGCTGACCGACGTCATATCCCACAATTCATTACTTGACCGCACGGTAGTGGTGGACTACCGGCAACCGGTCGTCTGCAACAACGCGCTGGTGGTGGGAATGGATGCGGGACGTTACGGATGTGTACTGTCCGCAGGGTACCGGCGTAAGTCCTGGGAGTTCAGGGCGGGCTATGACTTGTACAACAGGTCGCTGGTGTTGGGAGTATCTAAAGACTTATGGAGATGGTGACAAATCTTGTAAATGACTCATATGTGTTTTCCTCTGACATGCAGGACATCCGCATTGCGGACGTGCATGACAAACTGAGCCTCAGGATAGAGGTTGACGGGCAGGAGGCACTGTCCGAAATTTATTATCCGGACCACAGCAACACAGTCATCATTTGCGACCCCGGAGACATTATCAATGAGTATTTTGTACGTCCTGAGCTCAACGGTGGGGATGACCGTGTGGCCTTGCTGCCCATGGAGGTACGGCTGGAACTCTCGGACAGCGAGTCCACCGAAAACTATACCCTGCATGTATTTTACTCAAGGTATCATGTGTCTTTTGACCCGCAGACGGACTTTATCTTCTACTCCCGATATAAAATCAAGCATATCAGGCAGAACAGCATTGACTATCTCTCCTTTTTCGTCTCGGCCAGGACAGAGGTATTTATAGACATCATATACATGGAGTCCGGCTCCAGCATCAAGAAAACCATAAAGCTCGAACTGTCCGGCACAGACCGCATGACGGCATATAACATGAGTCCGGTAAAGATAAGCCGGCTCTCAGGCGTCCAATGCGACAATATCATATCGTATGACGCACGCATCACCAACGGTACATTGACAGACCTTGTAAGGTATGTCCTTGACCGGCAGAACCACCGGGAAATGCACCAGTTCCTCTACTATAACGTGTTCGGGCTCCCGGAATCGATTTCATTTTCCGGACTGGTACAGTACAGTCCGGAACTGGAGGGGGATATTGCAGACCTGACGAAACAGAAACGGAGGTTCAGCCCTTTCTTCAACGATTTACGCACTGTCAATACCGGCTATCTGGACGAAAACAAATACAAGGCATTGGTGGACATGCTGACTTCTCCGGTACAGCGATGGTATGACACGCCATCGCTTCCGATGGAGATCATCATCACGGACATCGACTTTACCCATACCAAGATGGGAAACCAGCGGGTGAACGTGAACCTCACCTTCTGCCCGGCAAGCAGAAAGCACCAGGTGTTTGACCGGTACTCGTTCGGTGGAGGAATATTCGACTACACATTTGACAGAACATTTGAATGATATAACGATATGGAGACAATACGCAGAAACCTGGCTCTGGCCGACATGGACATCCGCACGGACGAACGCGGACGCCGGCGCATCTTTTCGATAAAGTTCGTCAGTAAGGAAGGCAAGGTCTATTTCATGCCCCAGGCCTACGCCTGCGGTGCAGGACGCATGAACATGAAGGAATACCAGCTCCGGGGCGTGCAGCCCTGCGACTGCAAGGGAAATCCGGAAGGACACCCCTACCCTGTGGATATTGACCTGATACTGGAGTATAACAAAAAGAAAATAATATTCTGATGAACATATTGTTTAATTCAAGCGGTATCCCCCTGCTGATGCAGTCCACGTACATATTCGGCGAAACGACGGGGACACCCCAAAACGAAATGAAGGAGCGTACCCGAATCCTGGCGCCATATGACTTGTCGAATGTTTCCTATATAGACATCGACGGAGTGAAGGTGCGTCCATGGGGAGATGAGAATGATTTCCCCCAGAAGGCGGCTGAAGAGATAGGAAACACCAGCGTGCTCAATACGGGCCTGAAGTTTCTTCGTAACCTGACACTTGGGCAAGGCATATATCCTTGTACGGTGAAAGGTTACGACAATGATGGCAACGAGATACTGAAGCCCGTTACCGATAGCCGGGTACAGACTTTTATTGCTTCCCGGAATGTGAGGCGCTACATGGAGAAGGTGCTTCGGGATTACCTGAAGTTCGGCAACGGTGCCGTCCAGTTCGTGCCCTCGGCTGCCGGCAATTCTTTTGCAGGGGTCAATCCGGTCAATGCGCTTTACCGCCGCTATTCCGAAGTGGACGAATATGGTGCCTGCAAGTGCATCGTTTCCGGATATTGGCCGCAACGTCCGGACAAGGGACAATACACCAGGCTGGATGTGCTCTCCGAATACGACCCGCAGATGCACGCTGAAGTGTTGAAGTTTGCCGGAAAGGTGAAGGACGGTTTCATCATGCCGGTACGCGACAGCTGGAGCAACGACGACCTTTACGGCATGCCCATCTGGTGGCCCGCCTACGTTTGTGGATGGGTGGAGATAGCCCATCTTATCCCCCATTTCCTCAAGAAAGCCTACAAGAACCAGATAACCTGGAAGTGGCATGTACAGATACCGTATTCCTACTGGGAGAAGAAATACCCGTCCAAGGACTATTCTGCCAAGGAGCGTGAGGCGGCCATACAGAAATATATGGACTCTGTGGAGCAGAACCTTTGCGGACCGGACAATGCGGAGAAGCCCATCTTCTCTCATTATGCCGTGAACGAGATGAACGGCAGGATTGAGGAGGAGTGGAAAATCAAGCCGCTGGAGAACAAATACCAGGGCAGTGACAATCTTCCGGTGTCGGCAGCCGCCAACTCCGAGATACTGTTTGCATTGATGGTGAATCCGAATGTGCTCGGTGCAGGTATGCCCGGTGGCACCTATGCCGGCAACCAGGGCGGTTCCAATATCCGTGAGGCGTTCCTTGTGAACATTGCCAACGCATGGATTGACCGGCAGAACATCCTGGACCCAATAGAACTCTACATCAAAATGAACGGCATGCCGGAATGCGAGCTGCGTTTCCGCAATACCGTTTTAGTAACCCTCGATACCGGCAGCGGTACCAAAAAAACATTGAGCTAATGATATTCAGTGCAAAAAAATGGAACAACGGCAAGGAGCTGAAAGCGGTGATGAAGGTGAACACCGCCATCTCCTTTGACATGATGGAGGCACCGCTTCGTAATGCTTTCCGGCAATACCTCGTACCGTTATTGGGCGATGCGATGGCGGGCGAAGTGGTCGAGATATACGAATTCGGTCCAAATCCGGATGTATTGGAACAGAATACCGAAGGGGCAACCGAACGGGAGAAACTGGACAGCCGCCTGCTGGAGATCTGCAAACGCGCGAACGCGAACCTGGCGTTCTGGAATGACTTCGATGAAATCGGCATGCGTATCACCGATGCGGGATTCCAACGTCAGAAATCCGACAACGACGAATCATTCCAGCAGGTGTACAAGTACCAGGAAGATAACCTGCGGGCATCGTTACGCAACAAGGGGTTCAATGCGCTCGACGAGCTGCTTGAGTTTCTGTATGCCCATATAGCCGAATATCCGGAGTTCGCATCCTCCCAGGCCTATCAAGACCGTAAATCGGCCATTGTCCGCAGTACCGCGGATGTCAATGACGTCTGTTTTATCAATGGCAGCCGGATTGTTTTCCTTCGCCTGCAGCCGCACCTGAAGTTTGCCGAGGAGATGCTCCTTCAGCCGGCCATCGGTGACAAGCTGTATGAGCATCTGATTGACGGACTGGTAAATCCCCCAGAAGACGAAGAAGCCCGGAAGAGTGTGGAGCGGTTGCGCCTTGCCTGCTCCCGCTACATTGTGGCAATGGCGGTCAGACGGCTGCTGATGGAGACGGGTAGCGTCACAGACCGGGGGCTGTACTTCACCACTGTACAGCCGGGTGAGAAGGGCAATGAGGAGAAGAGACCCGTCGATGCGGAGCGTATCGCCGTACAAATTCAGAATCTGAAAGCGGATGCAGACATGTACATGACCGTGCTGCTGCGTACGGTACGGAGTTGTTTTGAAAATTTCTATGAGGGTGATCCCAGGCAGATATACGACCGGGACAATGACCATAAACGCACGTTCTGGACATGAGGGAGCTTCGCATTGCATACCGTAGATTCGGAATCCGCCATGAGATAATCCGCCGGGTACCTCAGAAATGGGAGGAGCTGACACCGGCACAGTTCCTGCTCGTGTCGCGGCTTTATCTTCAGGAAATGGACGAACCCTCCTTCCTGAAGGAGTTCTATTCCCTGCCGTCCGGGGTCGGTTCCGACACCTATTACAGTTATAAGCTGAGCGAACTGGTGGAGTTCATCAGCGACTGCCGTGTCCGGATGGACCGCTTTATCCTTCTTGCCGTATCCGGGCTGAAAGCACCGGGAGAACGCTTGAAGGGGATGTGTTTCGAGCACTTCATGCACGTGGACACGGCTTTCAACCGATATGTCCGTGACGGCAAGGATGCCTCACTGGACACTTTCGTATCAATGCTCTATTTGAAAGACAACGAATATATTGTCCTACCGTCGGGTGGGAAAAACGGCTTATTTAGCAGGCAGAAACCGCTGATACTGCAAAAACGGATAATGAAGGTGGCAAAAATTGACAGGCACGTCAAGTATGCCGTATTCCTGAACTACGTTTTTGTCAAGAGGTGGCTTTCAAAGGCTTTTCCTTTCCTCTTTCCGTTGGATGATGAACCGGAACCGGAGGAAAAGCGGAAAAGACCAACAGCACCGTCGGTCAACTGGCTCGACATCTTCGATGCTTTTGTCGGTGACGATGTGGCAGTGATGGAGAAATACCAGGCAATGCCGGTGGCAACGGCATTCCGTATATTGAATAAAAGAATCCGTGACGCTCAAAAACAGAAGAAATGACTTTTTCGGAATACATAGAGAAGCTGGCTGAAAGGCATGTCGATATACGACACAAGGAGAATGATGAAGTACACTTCCTCTCATCAGAACGGGAGAAGCATACAGCACTGGACAGCGTACTCCACTATCCGGCAGTGATTGTGGACCGTGGCTCAGGATTCAGTTACGGTGGTAATCCGGGTGCATACCGAAAAGACCGCGATTACCTGCTCTTCATTGTGGAACATGTGTCCGACACCTCCGACTATGAGCAGATAGAGGCTGCCCTTGACAAGTGCGAGCGCATTCTTGATGAGTTTCTCAACCAAATTTTGGAAGACAAAAGGATGAAAAGGCTGTGGCTCGCTTTTTCCTTGGAAGATGTAGAAGCGGATTATGTGGTGAACAATGATAACCAGCTTTATGGCGTGATTGCGGCTGTTAGTCTGTCCGAACCTTATAAAGCTTTGAACTGCCGGAAGGCATTTGTTTCATAATATGGCAGATACGATTGACATACTCAAGGAACTTGCACTACAGGTACGGTACGCTACCCAAGAGAATGAAAATACGGCAGAACGGGTAGGCCGCACGCTGGTCGGAATCTTGAATCTGTTATCCAAATACTCCCCTGAAGAATTGGAGAAGATTTTTCTGAGGAAAGATAGAGCTGACGGCACAAATTTTCTGTTGAAGTTCGGCGAGTTTATCGACTCTATGGTCGCAGGCAAGGGTGCCGGAATATTCCCTGACGGCCGCGCGCAGTTTGAACGCCTTGAAGTCCGCGATTCCATTACTGTCCTTGAACTTATCTTCAACCGTCTCTCTGCCATGGAGAGCGACTATTCCTTCTCCGAGTCCGGTACCATCGAAAGTGTATCGCAGCTTGAAGACGGCACATACAGCCTGAAGATGAAGAAACGGTGGGATAACGACTTTACTGCACTGGCAGAAAACGATGTTGTATATGGTGTTGTCAATGACCTTGCATCAGGTGGCGGCAAGTATTATACCTCCTGGCTACGTGTTTTGCATGTTGACATCTCAGCCAATACGATCAACGCTGTGATGTACCCTGATAGCGAGGTGCCGGGTGGCAAGAATTATCCTCCTGAGCCGTTGATGATATTATCACACCGTGGCAACCCGGTTGATACTGAACGGCAGGGTTATTGGTATCTGTCATCCCGTGAGCATTGTATCTGCATGCTTAACGGGGTCACAAAACCCATCCTTGAGGAAAGCAACTATTCGGTGATCGTCGGCAGGCTGAAGCATCTGTCTCTGTTCGACAACCTGCCCATCAACTACCTGCACTCTTATATCTACGTTCGGGGATTGGTAGCGCAGGACATCCACCGCATCGACTTCCAAGGCGTATTGCCCCGCATCGCCAACGACCGCGGCGAGTGGAGCATGGAGACCGCCACGGGAGCAGAACCCTACCAAGCCGACCGCGAGGCACAGACCGAGACCGTACGTGTGATGATGTACGATACCGTGTGGCACTACGGATGCAAGTGGATGTGTCTTGTTTCCGACACTACCGACGAACCGAAGTACGGAGCAGCGGGCTGGGCAATGGTCGAGGGCAATCCGGATTTCAGCATCGACATTGAGAGCAGCAACGGCTGGTACTTCGATGCGGAGCGTTTTGCGACCACCCTCACCATTACCGGTGAGCTGTACAACCGTGATGTGACGACGCATATCCTTGACAGTGATGTGGAGTGGACGCGCGACACGGGCAACGTCACCGAGGACAACGCCTGGGCGGTCGCACACGCGGAAACCGGCAAGTCACTGCCGCTGACGGTCAACGACCTCGGCCCCGACTATATGAACATGACCGGGTGCAAGTTCATCGCACGGGTATTGCTGCGTGACGGGCAGAACAATTATGAGACAATGAATTATATAACTTTCTAATTATGCAGACTATACAGAAGAAGATAGAGGTCAACTACCGCCCTCTCCAGACCAGCGGCGGGATAGAGGTTGTCGGCAGCGTGCCGGACGTGCAGGTGTACCAGGCTGACAAGGCCGAGTACACTCCGGACTACACGCTTACCCCCCTGACGCTGTTCCCCCGGTGCAATGCCACCGACCCGGATGCGGTGGTCAAGGTGGGTGCGGTCAACGCGTCATTGGTCAACATGAAGTGGTACGAGCGCTTGAACGGTGTACGGACATTGATTACATCTGCCAACAAGAGCTATGTCATTACCGAGACCGGAGCCGAGAAGGGTAAGATACAAGTGAAAAAGAACGCCGTTCCCGGCAGTCCGGTAACACTGGAGTTCTACGCCGAGTATGTCGATGCGAAGCGTACCGGACAGACGCATGTCTACCGTTTCAGCCGTCTTGTCCGCGCCGTTGACGGCAGCGAGGCGCAGCCTAAGCTGATGGTCGACTCTCCGTCGGCACTTGATTGGAACCCGTGTCGGGACATTGCCAGGCAGGCCATCACCGCCAGACTGCTTGTCGGTGATGTAGATGTCACAGCAACCAACAAGTGCAAGTTCTTCTTCTATCGGAAGCTGAATACGGGCGCACTGGAGCAGATTACCGACGGTAACGGCGACAATGACTGGGAGTTCGTATCACTGACAAAGAACGTGCTTACCATAGACCGGGACTATATCGGCCACGAACAGACCTACGTCGTGAAAGCATCGTACTCGAAGGACGGTGCTCCTTCATCCAAGCCGGACAGTGACATAGACTATGTCTCCACCACCATCCGCAGGCGTATTCCCAGCATCGAGATTGACTGGGAGGGATTTCCGCAGCAGGTGGCAGACGGAACCAAGATGATATACCCGAAACCGGTCATCCGTGATACGGCAGGGATTGTCCCCAATCCCCAGGCCATCCTTGAGTGCGAATGGTACACGAAGGCGGCCGGCGCCTCCTCATACGTGCTGGCCGCTGCCGGGTACTCGCCCTCCATCCCATGCACCGACGGCATGATGCTACAGCTGAAGGTGATTGACAAGGGCCCGTATGCGGCGGTGGTGACATCTGACGGCAAGTACGTGACGGATGACAGCGGTAAGTTTATAGTGGCAAGGAAAAGGGATGTTTAACCATTAATCGATAGCAGTATGGCATTTTATATCAAAGTGACGAGAGAGGTTGCGGACAAGCTGGGAGTGGCAGGAATCCGCAACAGCACTGCCGACGGCAATGTGCTGTTATGGCAGGCCGATGTGGCAGGCTTTCCCGGCGATACGGTATTCGACCGGGCGGCAGTAGTCGGGGGCGTGTGCCTTTCCCCGCAGCAGGCCAAGGGTGAGATAGACGGCGTGGAAGATCCGGTGGAGGTCGCCACTCCGGAGGGTTTCATGGATAAAGACGGGGAGGAGGTGACCGATGAGCGTAGCGAGTAAGGTCGGGCAGGTAATCTTTTCGCAAAAGTCTGGCGTTTACATGCCAGCGATTATGTGCGACAAAGGCGACCTCTATCAAGAGTATGATGGTGAATCGGGTGCTCCGACCAACATAGCCCCCGACTTCACCACGATGAAGCCGACGCTCTCCTTCCTTCTCACCTCCTCACGGGTGGCTGAGGGGGTTGTGGTGCCCTCTTCCATCAGGTGGTATTTCAATGACGTGTTGATAAGCTTCACATCCAACGTTTCCACGAACACGTTCGGCGGCGAGACGGGGCATTTCAAGTACATCCCCTACAAGGCGGGCACTACGAACTATTACGGGCTTCAGATCGTGAAGAACCTGGTGAAGGCGTCGTCCGGTGCGAGCTGCAGCGTCAAGGCGGTGGCTACGGTGACCGTGGGCAACGTGTCGGATGAGGTGCAGTTCGTTTACAGCATCCCTATCACCAAGGGTGTGGGCAACCAGAACGTGGTGACCATCGTTTCCGGAGATGACAAATACTTTGCCATCCGTGAGAAGGGAGGCAGTGTCGTTCTCACGGCAATGGCGAGACGTGGAGCGTCAGAGATCACCTCCGGACTAACCTACAAGTGGTCCAGGATGGTTAACGGTGCCTGGCAGACACTCGTCGACCAGACCGGCAAGAGTCTGACCGTTACGGACAGCCTGGTTGACACTACGGGCATCTTTAAGGTGGAGGTGTCGCAGGGCGGCAATCTGATAGGCCTTGACACGCAGACGGTGATGGACTTGTCAGACCCCTACGAC